TAAATTTTATTTAACTGACTACTCTCCCATAACTTTCGGAAGATACTGGCTGAGTCCATACCTCTGAACTCTTCTAGGGAATTAGCAGGTGCAGCCATGCTCAAGTTCCTCTCATCATATAGGTTATGTTGAGCTGCCTTAATTACTGCCTCCCTAAACTTATCGGGTTTAATTTCCATGTCTTCAGCGTGAACACTTTCGCTAAGCTCCATACGCCAAGACTTGGCTAACTTTTCCAGAGGTTCCACACAGACATTGTATTGAGCCTCACTATTAAACACAGCGACTAACTCACTGTGTTGTTTGCTTTCAAAAAATACTTTAACTGCCATATTAATACCTCGCTTAATGTCGGGTTCAACCCGACTTGTTATCCTTCCCTCTCAAAAGTTACCTTCGGCCACCTGTAGACAGGTGAGTCCATTAGCTCTCCACATATCAACAACCTTCTGCCGATCATCGACTGTGAAGATAATGTTTTCTTTATCCACTATCTCCAGTATTTTATTTAGCATGTCCTGTTTGACTACCCAATCGGGGTCAGATCTACGTTCATCGGGACGCATAATAAGGTCAGGAGAAAAAGTCCAAAAACTTTCTCTTTCGATAATTCCACCCTCTTCATGTACCATTTTTAAAAACTCAAGGGTTACGTCACGGTCTCTTTCCATGCGACCAGTGCAATAAATGATCTGATACCCTGCACGATGGCACATCGTGTGAAGCTCAACTATGGGGACGTTAATAACGTCATTAGCCATAGCTTCATTGAATGCGTTAAAGTCTTTTTTCTTTCCGCTCACAAAAATTCTTCGGTGCTCAATGTCTGCGAGCGTGCCATCTATATCGAAGATGACACTCGGTAGGTTTTTATAGTTCATAAACATTTCCTTATTCAATGTCGGGTTCAACCCGACTTGTCAGTTAATTTAAGTTGAACCCGAAGATCAAGATTCTCCTGTTTGATTCTAGTCAGGTCTCTGTCTTTCACCACCAGCTCTACGCAGAGGTCGTGGTACTGAACCCGTTTCAACTCTAATGTTTTCTCGCGCATTCTTAATCTAGCGGTTAACGAGGCGATTCTCAGCAAATTGTCATGTATGTCATCTGGCATACAGCACTCCTTATTTAATGTCAGGTTGAACCCGACTTCTATACTAAAACCCGCGTCACCATTGACTTTGCGGGACATTAGGAGTATTCTAGGTACTAGGCAAACACACATGCCAGCCCTTCAAATACCCCACTCACACTCTCTTTGTTACCCGATGCCGAAAAAACGGCCATTGGTAACTGCCATAGGGGAGAGTAATAACAAACCCCTTACGACTCATTACGTTTATCCATACGCTCTTGGGCTTCCTGCCCTAGTCTTATGAGCCGATGGATATTTATAGGCGGCCGCACTTTAACGACAGGCTTACCCGATGGGGTGGCGTACAATCCACCCTTACCTACTCCAATCCTATGCTTACTCTCGTTAGGTGAAGGCCATACAGGTCTCTTCATAGCCTCCTTGAGTTTCATAGACTGAACCATAGACTTGGCAAAGGTTGCCTTGCGCTTACCTATGCGGCTCGTACCATCCTCGTAGTGGTAACGCATGGTAGGCTTCACTTGCTGAACTACCTTTGGAGGCACAGCGTTAGATGGTAGCCAACACACAAAAGGTGTCTCCCATCCGAGCAACTCTGCACGCACTAAGATATGGTCAGGGTCATAGTCTTCATAGGTCTCCACATCATTACTACCCACTTGATAGGGGAGAGGATAGAAGTCGGGTTGAACCCGATTTGCAATGCCAGCTCGGTTAAAAGCTAGCCGCATCATGTCATTCATCGTCACGCTCCGACATATAGATAGATAGCCATAAGGCATAACCTCCAACAATGATTAGCGTGCTTAATATGGCGAATGATAGATCATCCATTGTGCATACTCCTAGATAGGTCTGAGTTCGTACCGATAGACAAGAGAACTCGGGTTGAACCCGACTTGATAGAAACTCCAGACATGCCAAACTCTGGACGCATAACCGATAGGTCACGCTCCAGTTTCTGGACTGCTAGATAGAATCTATCCATATACTCTCCAATCTCGGGTTGAACCCGACTTGATAAAATAGTGCTGAAATAATTGATAGATAAATCAACACGTTATAAATACTTAGCTAAACTCCAAAAGTATTTAGTAAAGCCCAGCCCAATGAGGACTAGCTTTAGTAAAATCTTTTGTGGAAATTAAATTTGAGACATGGGAAAAGCCCCTTTCGGGGCTATCCTTTCTTTCGGATTAAGCGGCGTTCCTTTTACCTTTCTTCTTCTTCGGTGCTGACTCAACTTCGGCAGTGCCTTGAGTCATCATCATTTCAGAAAAGAGGCCAGTTTGAACTACCATCCAGTCGTGAGTTGACTGTGCATCAGAGCCGTCTAGGAATGATCTAATAACTTCGATCATCGTATGCTCTTCTTTAGAAAGCATCACTAGCCCTTCAGCAATGGGTTCGGGTTTGGGTAACAAGTTAGCCTTTACAAGTTTTTCTCGGATTGATTCATCTTTGATCTTCTTCAAGGTGTTACGCATTCCGCTTTGAGTATCCTTTTTATGGGATTCATCAGAGGCGATTAGTTGATCTGTCTCTTCGACGCCCAATTGCTTATAGCAATTATAGCGGTCACTTAAATAGCGCATCTCCTGACTTGAGTTCGACCATTCCGACATATCAACAGCGCCATGCTTAACGCAAGCTTTCGCAATAGTCACCCAATCTCGAGCAACTTGGCTGGCTTTGTCTAAACCGACATTGCCTTTCTCTTTGCTTTCCTTGCCAAACCGAACCTTATAATCAGTCTGAATATCATGTGTCATTAGCCCGATATCATTCTCGGTGATCAACTTTGTATTGCTCGCATATATAGCAAGAATACCGTTCATCACTTTGTAGATCTCAGAACCTTTTAACTTGATTGATTTTCTATACCCTTCAATTTTTAATTGATCGGGTTCAACTGAATTATAAGCCGCTGTTTTCTCATTTAATAAAGTCATAATAAATTTCCTATTAATTGGTTTAATGCCCGTGGTTTCTCCAGAACATGCAACTATCATATCAACTATTATTTTTTGAGTCGTAATGACCCCTTAAAGATGCAAGTCGGGTTGAACCTGATATTAAATCCAGCCAACATAATCCACAGGCAAAATCTCAAATCGTGGGGGGTATGGGGCGTGTGCCCGTCTTTGTAAGAGTGGGCCACCCTATATATAGAAACACCCTCTAAAAATTTAAAACGTTTTTTAAAACGCCTCTTAGAAGTTCTCCTAACGCACATAATATCTAAACCTATACGTTGGCCTACCCCTAACATCAATCGTTGCTTAGACAGCCATTCTCGAAGCCTTAGCCGCTAATCCTCTGTCTGTAGGAACCCGCCCTTATACAAGTCCAGTATTCCTCAGTTGGATATTGCAAAAAAATTTTTTATATTTGTGGGGAAATAGATCACACCTAGACAAGGATTTATCACCCCCTGTTTATATTTGTATTTTTACTTGTATGTTAGAGACCCACGGTGGGACTAGGTAAGTGTCTGTGTGGGACTACCCCTAGTGTCTGTGTGGGACTAGGTGGTGCCATAGGGGGACTAGGTAGGGGAATATGGTTGTGGATAATATGCACACTTATACACAGGTGCAATAAAATAACGATATAAATCAATAAGAACAGCGTGCCTTATTTGAACATATTTGTGGATAAATGCTTGACGGTGTGCACAATGAATGTTAAAAATGTGGATAACTTGGGAGTGAAGACAATTAAGTGTAATCGTATTTCATTCCTATAAAGCCGTCATTCCCCTGATAGGCTTACTTCATAAGGGTTACATCATGTCAGAAGACATTAACCCACCTCAGAAAAAATCAATCTTTAACAACGCTAAGCAGACCGAGGAAAATAAAAAGTTCCGCGCTAAGCAGGATGTTGTCGATCAAAAGTATAAGGCTCGCTCAGATTATGAGAAGCGGGTAAAGGCTGCACGTAGTCGAAGAAGCCAAGAGATTGGGATTGAGACAGCTCATAAGAGGTGGGGTGGAACGATCAATGCGTTAACAGGTGATCTTGTTACGCCAAAACAGAATCTTTTCGTAGAAGCTTACTGTGCCACTTTAGATTTTAAGGCGGCCAAAGAATACGCAGGATACGGCAAGACAACAAAAGCCAAGAGCATCATGGCTAATCCTAATGTGATTAGAGCTATTGATAGACGGCAAGCTATATCGAGACAGAAATTGAAAGTAACTGAAGCTGAGATTATCACAGGCTTATTAAAAGAAGCTAAAGATGAAAGCAATGGTTCCCCCGGATCGAGGGTAACTGCTTGGACTCAACTTGGCCGACACCTTGCAATGTTCACAGACAAAAAAGAAATTGATGCGACCCTTTCAATTGAGAGTGTGATTGCCGAGCTTCCTGATCTTGACGATGACGTTATCGAACACGAAGAAGATAGCTACCTCTTTGATGATATGCAGTACGAAGAAGATCATATTGAGTTGTTAGATGAGCACGATCTGCTTATTGATAAAGAAGATGATCATTAATTAGATGACACCTACTGAGCAAAAAAAGCTTCGTGCCATCAAAACAAACTTCCCTTACTTTGCTGCTGCGTGTTTAAACATTAGAGCTAAGAGCGGTCAAGAAGAACGCTTTAAGTTAAACAAAGCTCAGATGTACATTCACCAAAAGATTGAAGAGCAGAAGTCTGAGATTGGTCGAGTAAGAGTGCTGATATTAAAAGGTCGCCAGCAAGGGTGTAGCACCTACGCTGAGGCCCGACTTTACCACAAGGTAAGTCAGAGTAAAGGTAAGAGGGCGTTCATACTTACACATGAGCATGAAGCCACTTCAAACTTATTCGACATGGTTAGACGTTACCATGAGGGCAATCCATTTAGGCCATCAGTCTCTAGTTCAAACGCTAAAGAATTAGTGTTCGATAAGTTGGACTCAGGTTACAAGGTGGGTACTGCTGGTAACAAAGCTGTAGGTCGATCACAAACACTTCAGTACTTCCACGGAAGTGAAGTGGGATTCTGGCCTAATGGCGAGGAACACTTGGCTGGTATTTTACAAGCAGTGCCTTTAGAGAATGACACTGAGGTAATCCTTGAGTCCACAGCTAATGGAGTAGGTGGTGTCTTCTACGACATGGTTCAGACTGCTCAGCGTGGCGAAGGCCAGTACAGATTAATATTTGTACCTTGGTACTGGCAACCAGAGTACAAGATGATGGCTCCTCAATCATTAGAGCTAACCTCTGATGAAATACAAATACAAAAAACCTACGACTTAACAAACGAACAAATGTTCTGGCGTAGGAACAAGATTTACGAGTTACGTTCCGAAGATCTATTCCGTCAAGAATATCCGATGACTGCCAACGAAGCATTCATCTCTTCAGGTCGAACTGTATTCCCTGCGACTTGGTTGATGGCCGCTAAAGATGAGTGTTACTCACCGAAGATTGTGGCTGACATTAATATTAATACGGGCGAGCTGATAGAAAAGAAAGATGGCTGCCTTAAAGTCTGGGATCTACCTAAAACTAACAAACGTTATGTGATTGGAGCTGACGTTGCTGAAGGCCTTGAAAAAGGAGACTTCTCTTGCGCTGATGTGCTGGACGAGAACGGCAACCAAGTGGCGCAATGGCATGGAAAGATTTCTCCTGATCATTTTGGAGAGCTGTTACACGCTTTAGGCATGTTATACCGCAAAGCTTTCATGGGTGTAGAGAGAAACAACCACGGACTTACGACACTAACCATCTTAAAAAACAAAGGCTATCCCAATATCTACATTCAAGAAGAACTTGAGCGTGAATATGATGGAAAGCAGTTCAAGAAACTGGGCTGGTTAACTACAAGTAGATCTAAGCCTTTAATCATAGACAACTTAGCTAGCCTTGTTAGAGATGAGGACAGTGGAATTGTATGTGAGAACACTGTTAGTGAAATGGAAACGTACATTGTAGCTGCTAATGGCTCAACTAACGCCAGAGCAGGGTACTTTGATGACAGAGTTATGTCCTATGCCATTGCAGCGGAGATGTATAGAAGAATGCCGCGTAGTTATGCCAATACAATCGTGAATTTAAGACAATATAAAGCCGCTCAAGCGGGTGTGGGTTATTAAATGCTAATGCAAAACGACAATAGTGAACCGCAAGAGCAGAAAGAAGAGCATCCTGTCGCCCGAAACTTAGTTGGTAAGCTAAAGATACGATTTGATGAGTGGAGTCAGGCTCGTAGTGACATAGAAAAAGACTGGATTGAAGATCTTCGTGCCTTCTCAGCGCTTTATGACAGCACAACACAAGCTGCATTGGACAGTGATCCTAATCGTTCACAGATTTATGTCCGTCTTACCCGTGAAAAAACCATGGCTGCGTATGGTCGCATCATCGATCTACTGTTTCCTAATGGCAGTGACCATCCATGGAGCATCAACCCTACACCTATCCCAGATTTATTTGATGGGCCAACTGAAACTGAAATGAAGCAGACAGCTATCATGGAAGTAATGCAGTTAATGCAACAGATGGAACAGCAAGGAACTCCAATACAAGAAGTTCCAGCAGATTTAGTCGAAGCTCGCGTCAAGGAAATTCTTGATGGGATGAAAGAAGACTTAAAGAAAGAAGCTAAAGTACGAAGTGTACGGATGCAGGAAAAAATTAAAGATCAGTTGCTTGAAGCAAAGTACGAGTCAGTTTACAAGTCGTCCATTATGGAAGCTTGTATTGTTGGTACGGGTGCGATTAAAGGCGCAACTGTTCGGATGGACAAAGATCAAAGATGGACTCAGGACAAGAAGGGTAACTGGGTAACTACATCCAAGGAAACTCCCAAGCCAAATGTAGAACACGTTTCAATATTTGATTTGTACCCAGACCCACATTCAAAAGCGCTGGATGCCTTCTCAGGTATTTTTCACCGCCATGTAATGACTAAGCACCAATTCCGAAAGTTAAAAACTACAGAAGGATTTATTTCGGAAGCTATTACCAATACCATTTCTAGGAATCCAGAAGGCAATCATCTGGAATTGCATCATGAGTTAGAGCGCAGACAGATTGCGGGACACAACTTATCCTACAACTCAGACCGATATGAGGTTCTAGAATTTTGGGGCTTGGTAGATGGTCATGACTTGATCACTGCTGGCTTAGAAGTTAAAGATCCAGAAGTAGAATACGAAGCAAATATATGGTTCTCAGATAACGAAGTAATTCGTGCACGACTGAACCCTATTAGCGCACAGTCAACTCCGTATCACTTATTCCCTTACGAAAGAACACCTCATCAGTTATGGGGAATTGGCGTACCCAAGATGATGCGGGACTCTCAAGCCACTATAAACGCAGCAGTACGAATCTTTATTGATAATCAAGCAATATCATCAGGCCCGCAGGTGGAAGTAAATACATCCATGATTGCACCTGGTTCTGACGTTACGGATATACATCCTTGGAAAATCTGGTTAAGAGAAGGAGGTGATGCAGGGACTCCTATGCTTCGTTTCTACCAACCCCAGAATGTGTCGGCTCATCTGACTACTGTTATTGAGTTGTTTAGACGCTTTGCTGATGAAGAAACGTCTATGCCTTCATATAGTCATGGCCAACATACTCCCGGAATGACTAAGACTGCATCGGGCATGTCCATGTTAATGGGCGCTGCCAGCATAGCAATGAAGTCAGTAATTAAGAACATTGATGATTACGCGACTACACCCTTAATCACTTCTATGTACCACTGGAATATGCGGTGGTGTGTTGACGAGTCTATTAAAGGGGACATGAATGTAGTTGCTGCGGGTTCAACGGCATTAATTGCTAAAGAAGTACGCAGCCAACGTTTAATTCAGTTCATGCAGATGACTGCTAACCCAGTAGACATTCGACTTACTGAGCGAAGAGAGTTGATTAAAGAAGTAGCCAAGTCTCTTGACCTTGATCCAGACAAGATGGTGCCAGAAATGACTGAGCAAGAAGAAGCTCAGCAGAAAGAAGAAGGCGCTAAGGAAATGCAAAAGGCAGAAGCAGCCTATGAGATGGAAATGCAGAGAGTTCAGGCTCAAACAGCAAAAGCTCAAGCACAGGCGCAGCAGGCTATGGCAGATGCTCAAAGATCTATGGTGGATGCTCAAACATTACCTATGGAACGTGAGGCCGAGGCTGCAAGAGACATGGCCTACGCAGAACAGACTAGGCAAGACATTCAGCTAGGAAAAACTCCTGCAGGATTGGATCAGTAGGGTGAGAAAGCCTCGTTTAGATCTTTGGTTTAAACGTATTGATGGTGATCCTGATAGATTCTGTGATGTTCCTATTTCAGTTAGAGCCTATTTAGCCGCAGAACAGATCTCAAACCTTGTTCCTCAAGTATCCCCAGAGGAAAGGTTGTTCTTAGCAGTAATAAGACAAGCAATTTCAGACTTAGGGTGTGTAGATCGGTACAAATCTGCAGACGCTCTTCGCTTTATCAGACGAACAAGCAATCCATTTGCATCCCACCTTGGAATTAGTGAGAACTATATCCGATTAGTGGCGACTGAGTATGGGTTGCTCAAAAAGGAACCAGTATATGGCCACCGTATCGCCACGGTCACAACTATCCAGAGAGGAAGTTGAGTCAGTAATCGGTTTGTCGAGCAGGCTGCCCCATGAATACGGACTCATGATGGATTATGTAGGTCGCCGCTGTGATTTGGCGGCAAAAGAATTAGAAGACCCGTTACTCAGTATAGATCGAGTACGTGTTCTTCAAGGCACTATAAGTGCCCTTCGCATGGTGCTCTCCTTAGCTGAGACAGCAAACAAATCCATAGCGAAATAGCTTTTAGATGGTCGGATAAGCGTAAAAGCCCCGACTGATTTGGAGCGGGTGAAGGAATCCCTGAATTAAAGCCCCCAGAAACGGACAAGGTTGCGATCAGCCCTGAAACCCATCAACGGAGAAGGTAATGACCCCCGAAACAATGCAACGGCTAGAACAAGAAGCCGAAGAAACTTTAAAACTTGCTTATGAGTCCCCCGAAACGGATAAGGAACCAGAAGCCAACCAAGCTGAAGCGCAAGCTGAGGCTGAACTTGAACCACAACAAGCCCAAGAAGCACCAGATGTTGAGGAACCCAAAGCTGAAGCTGAACAGCCGCAAGCAGAGGACAATTCTGAACCATTTATAGCGGATGGGATGACGGTTGAGAACGCGGAAGAGCGAATTAAAAATGCTCAAGCCTCGTATGAACACGCTCGCAAGAAGATGACCCAATCCTCAATGGAAGCGGCCAATCTTCGCAAACAAAACGAAGCCTTGTCTACTGACGTAGCATCACTTAAAGCTCAGTTTGCTCAAGTGGTAAACAGTCAACAGACACGCCCAGATCCTGCAGATGTTCAGTCGGATTCGACTGGAAATAGCGACTCGCTAGATACATTTAGTGAGGACTATGGCGAGGACTTCGACCCCATTGTGAGCCGCATCAAGTCTCAATCTGAAACGATCTCTTCTTTAGATAAAAAGCTTAAAGCGATGGAAAGTTCATCAAAGAAAGCAGAGAAGAAAACAGCACAAGCAGAGCATGAGAAAACTATTCTCGAAGCCCATGCTGATGCGTTTGAAGTTTCTAATACACCCGACTTTCAAGGCTGGGTGCAACGTCAACCACAGAGTGTTCAAGAGTTTCTTCAGACTGGCGCAGCTAGCGATGTAGTTTGGTTACTTTCTTCGTACAAGACTGCTGTAGGACTGACCTCTAATACAAAGGTAAGTCGTGAACAGCAAATTTTGGACGATGCGCGACAGGCGGCCGATCCGACTGTTTCTACTGTTCGTTCCAATCCGGGGGCTGGTAACAGCCAACCTCGATTTACGAGGGATCAGATTGCAAAGATGAGCTTCAGTGATTATGAAAAGTACGCTGAAGAAATTGATGCACAAATGATGGCTGGCCAGCTCTAATAACGAGTTAGAGAAAATCTTCCTAGCTCGCAAATCTTTTTATATTTGTTAGGAATATTATTATGGCACTTCCATTTGCTAACGGCGCAGGCGGCCGCTTTATCCCTGAAGTTTGGAGTAAGAAATTACTTGTAAACTTTTATAAAACCACAGTGTTGGACGCTATCTGTAACACAGACTACCAAGGCGAGATCTCTGGCCAAGGCAGTAAGGTAAATATCCGCAACACTCCAGTTGTAGGTATTTCAGATTACGATCCAGCTGCTGCAACACCAATCACTAGCTATGATTCCCTAAGCGATACTTTGGTGGAATTAGTCATCGACAAAGCTAAGATCTTTAAGTTCAAGGTTGACGATGTACTGGCAGCTCAGTCTGATATTCCACTAGTTAACGAGGCAACTCGTGACGCTGGTGAGCGTATGAAGATTGCAGTTGATAGTGATGTTTTAACTGGTATTTACACTGGCACTGCTGCTGGAAATATCATTGGTGGCGCAGCGTATGCTAATGCCATACAGCTCACTGCAGCTAATGTCATTGATAATATCATTGATATGGGTAACAAGCTGGATGAAGCTGATATTGCTGAAACAGGACGCTGGTTAGTCCTTCCACCTTGGGTCTGTTCAATGATCAAGAAGTCTGATCTTCAGAACGCTAACCAGTCAGGTGATTCTACCTCGATTGCGCGTAATGGAAAGCTAGGCATCATTGATCGCTTTACGATCTATCAGTCTAACAGTGTCCCCATCCGTGGTGATGATGCTGGAGCTGCTCTCAAAGCTGACGCTGATGCTCAGTATAAGATCCTTGCAGGTACTACTCACTTTGCAACCTTTGCTAGTCAGTTTGTTAAGACTGAAACCTTGCGCCTTGAGTCACGCTTCGGTGACGCTGTTCGTGGCTTAAAGGTCTATGGCTATAAAGTAACACAGCCAACTGCTGGTGTTCTTCTTAACGCTAAGCAGTAGTCCTACTTTGGACTAGTACCCCTCTTCCCGATCTGGGGAGGGGGGATTTTATTAACTGGAGAATACAATGGCTCAAGGCGACAAGCTAAAAGCACAACCTTCTGTGTCTAAGGACGATTTAGACAAGATCTCATTAATGAATAAAGACCAAATTGAGGCCTTTATTCTAAATCATTTTTCCATCGATATAGATAAACGAGGGAAGATTTCAGACATACGAGCAGATGCAACAAAGATGATTGAAGATTCTTTGGGGATTGCCGTTAAAGAACCCGCTAGCAAAAAAGCTACTGCACCTAAAGCTGCAGCCATTAAATTTGTTCGCAATCCTATGGATGGTTTCGCTTACCCAGAAATTCCTTGGAGTGAGATTAATCCTGATTGGCTACCTTGTGATGCGAATGGAAAATTAACTTAGGAGTTTCCCCATGGCCGTCACTTTAGCTAAGGATATTATTGATAGAGCAAAGATTGTGTTACAGGATACTAGCGTGGCTGGAACTCGGTGGCCCAACTCTGAGCTACAAGCTTGGCTAAATGATGCTCAGTTTGCAGTTGTGCTTTATCGACCTGATGCTAAGACAGTGAATGAAGAATTCACTCCTACGGCTAATTCATCTAAGCAAACAATCCCTTTAACGGGCCTTAGATTGATCGAGGTAATTCGGAACACTGCGGCCACTTCTACATATAAAGCTATACGATTAATACAGCGATCTATTCTTGATGACCAAGTTCCTGCATGGCATAACGCTACAGCCTCGGTCAACATAGAGCACTTCGTTTATGACGAGAGAGACCCAAAGGTATTTTACCTATTCCCTCGCCCGACCAGCGCAACAAGAATTGAGCTTATTTATTCTACAGTACCTGCAAAAGTTTCCATCGTCAGTGCAGATGAGACTTTTAATTCTAGTGCATCAACTACCATGATTAGCTTAGACGATATTTATGCTAACGCTCTTTTAGACTTCATGCTTTATCGTGCTTATAGCAAGGACGCAGAGTTTGCTGCAAATGCTGTTCGTTCATCCGCTCACTTAAACGCATTTGGATCATCATTGGGTGTTAAGTCAAAGATTGATGGCTCTAACGCACAGATGAGGTCTGCTCAAGGTGCAGACGCAGTTAACTCTTAGGAATACCCATGGCTGATATAAAGTTAGAGACCCTTGTTCCTGATGTAGTAGTTGAGATTCAAGGCGCACCATCATTTACGATTATACATTCTCTACGCAGAGCGACTTCAGAGCTTTGTGAGCGAACCCTTATATGGGAACAGACAGAGGATACACTAGATACCGACATTGGTGAGATAGAGCATGACTTACCTGTTCCAAGAAATGCAGAGTTGGTTCAGCTTATTTCTATTTCTAGAAAAGGCGTGGAGTTAATACCCATTACAGTTCGCAAGATGTCACAGTATCAAGGTGATGTTGCGGATGAAACCCGTTGGAGTACACCTAATTACTACTCTACAGATGGAATATTAACTACGCGGATGTACCCCATACCTAATGTATCTGAAGAACTTGAGTGCCGTATGGCATTAAAGCCGAAACAGAATGCAACCACCATTCCTTACGAACTCGGTGTTCGATGGCGCACTGCTATTGAAACTGGGGCGAAACACTTCCTTTGCATGATGGCGAATACAGAATGGTATGACCCGAATCGTGCGGCCTATTACAGGCAATTATTTGATCGTGAACTTGGTAGGGCGAAGGTTGCTCAGATGCAAGGTTACGACAGTACAAATCTCCGCGTTAAATCAGTTCGATTTGGGGCGTAGGGGCGCTGGCCCAATCATGCACATGTAGTGCAATTTAAAACCAAATTTGGAGTTAGCAATGTCTAAGTTTTCTGATTACCTCGAGACAAAAATTCTCGATTCTACATTGAGGGGTGTCGCATTCCCTTCAATCGCTACAGCATATTTGGCTGTATTTATTGGCGATCCAACAGATGCCGCCTCTGGTGGTGCTGAAGGTTCGTGGACTAACTATGCGCGTCAAGCTATGGCATTTGGTGCTGTATCTGGTGGAGCAGTAAATAGCTCGACACAGATTCAGTTCCCTGCATTGGTTGGTTCAAACGTAACCATTTCTCACATCGGCATTTTCGATGCGGCAGCCAGTGGCAACATGCTTTACCACACCAACTTGGCAACGTCCAAGACACTAACCGCTGACGATGTACTATCGTTTGCTGTAAACGGTGTTACGGTGACTCTAGACTAGATGAATTTCTCGGCCCTCAATACACACGCCATTGGCGTACAAAGCACTGTCTCTGCTTCGGCAGAGGTGCATGAGGGTGCGGGATCATTTAGTACGGGAGCCAGTGTTTCTGCTCAAGCTATCCTTCACTCACATGCGGTTGCATCTGCAATCAATTCAGTTGCATTAACGACCACTCAATCTGTGGTTCGTTTTGCAAGGGCGACTGCCTCAGTGGGTTGTTCAGCCGCTGCAAACGTAGATGGGCATAGGGTTAAGTTTAGTAACGCTGAAATAGTGTGTGCAGCAAATAGTGCTGCTAATGCTATTGTTACACATCAAGCAGTCGCAAGTGTTGCGGCTTTAGGTTCGGTTGTTGCTCTTGGATCAAGGGTGGCCTTTGCGACTGCTTCATTACAAGCAGACGCCCGCTTCACTGCTAACTCAGGTGGGGTCATCTTTGTTTCGGCAACTGGCATTACTGCTTCGGCTGTATGTTCATCTGCTGCCTCAATCGAATCTAATGCTGCTGCTAATGCCACAGCACAAGCTGAGGTTAACTCTTCAGCACACTGCTTGCGTGATTTGGCCGCAACAGTTACAGCCTCAAGCACACTGTCATCCTCTAGCCACGTTATTTCTAGGGCTTCTGGCGTATTTACTGGCTCAAGTTTAGCCATATCAGTCGGTGAAAAACGGGCAGTTGCCCACACGACCATAGTTGCAAGTGCCCAAGTAAGTGCAGATGGATCAACAGGGTTGTTTGTTTCTGCACAACTTAATGCCCAAGCTATTGTTAGTGTGGCATCAAATGTTACTCACAGTGTTAATGCTAGTGTCATTGCTAGTAGTTCAATATCAAAATCAGATACCCAAACACTTATTGTTACTGCCGCAGGTGGCAACCTTGTCATTGATGGTCAGTCCAATAAGTCTTTAACTTTAAGATCTGGTTCTACTTACACATTCGATTTGTCAGACTCCAGTCTGAGTTCCCATCCTCTACGATTCAGCACAACTAGCAATGGAACTCATAGTGGCGGAACTACATTTAGCGGGATTAGTAACGGTGTAACTGTTACTGGTACTCAAGGGCAAGCTGGATCATTTATATCTTTAACAGTAAGTGACTCAACACCAGCCAGTCTTTACTATTTTTGTCTTTACCACTCAGGAATGGGTGGAGCAATTTCTGTAGTCAGTGCTGCAGATGTTTCAGCAGAAATCTTTTCTCACGCAAATGCCTCTATAACAAGCACAGCCTTAGTAAGCACATCTCCAAACATTGACCATTTTGTTTCATCTTCGGTTATCGCTTCTAGTTCTGTAGACTCTTCAGCTTCTAGAATTATTGATGTATCAGCTTCGGTTTCAGGCTTTGCTCTTTCTATATCTGTCGGCAATAAGATTTCAGTAGGCCATGCTCAGTTTACAGCATCAGCAACAGCCACTTCTGTCTGCATAACTAAATCATCGGCTGAAGCAAATGCTAGTTGCTCATCTCAATCTAGCGCAACTGCTTCTAAGGTTGCATCTGGTGAGGCACAGGTAACGGCAAGCGCTATAGTATCAGCTTCTTCTGGAAGCGTAGTTGACGCTAGTGCTGGTATAACTTGTACAGCTCAAACCAATGGAAGTGCAGGCAACTACATTGATGTTTCTGCATCAATCTCCAGCTTTGCTGTTTCTATATCAATTAGCAATAAAATTTCAGTCGGACATGCTTTGGTTGAGTGTTATGCTAGTTTATCTGGCGTAGCAAGAAATGATAGTAATGCCCAAGCAACCGCTGCTTGTAATGCCTCTGTTGCTAGTTCGGCAATAGTAGAGACCCCAGTCCAAGCCATAGCACTTGTTTCTGACCAATATACTACGGTTGCTGCTTATACTTCTTACCATGACACAACTACCACGGCTGAGATAGGCCGCTACAGTCCTGTACCCTCATTTAGATCTGTAGTTGACAATGGCGGTACCCCACATTATTTCTCTGGAGTTTTGTTTGATGTCTACGCTTTGTATCAAGGCGCAGATTATGATTGGACTTTTGCTAGCCAATATCAAAATTCTACTGCACCTACGGAATACTCCACTTGGGGTAATAATGGATCTGCAGTTGGAAGTTTAGGAGGCACTAGATATAAAGGTGCCTCGATTGGCTATGCCAGTCACCAGCAGTTTGTAAACATTGGTGGCATGGGTTCAGTTAGAGTAAACCATTCTGCTGCTTCCTATAAGATATTAGAAGACACAGTTACTACTCATGCAACGAACCATCCAGCGGTTACTACTCAAACAGGATTCCAACCAACAGCTTCTATAGTTGCAGAATGCTCCGTACTGACTGGCAGTTTTGCTTACCCAACTGGGTCAGCCCAGTTAACAACTGACGTATTTATATTATCTTCGGCTAGCGCAGCTGTAAGTGCCAGTGCTGGGGTTACTTCGACACCCGTTACGCATGGCCTAGTTTTCTGTACTGCCAGTGTAAGTGCCAGTGCTTCTACAGATGCAAGCGCAGGTAGCCACACCCTATATACTGAAGTTGGAACCTTTGCAGCCTCTAGCTCAGTCGCTGCAAGTGCCTCAATTGTTCACCTAGTACAAGCCTCTATTTCTTCAAGCTCTACCACAACAGCTGTTGGACAGAGGTTAATAATAGCTTCTGCCCCTGTTACGGACACAGGTTATACAGCGCCTAGCTACGATACTACTGAGGACTTTTTAGCTGCCGCATATTGGGAACGTGATGACGGTCAAGAACTTGTTATTACTGGTATATGGGAAAGCATAGCTCCTTATAGTGAAACTACTTATAGTGGCAATAATTATATTGCTACGATACGAAACACATTAAATGCAGGAGCAGCAGCAGGAACTTCATATGTTACTAGTTTAAGTGGCGTTGCTTATAGAGATGGACTACGTGGTTACAATGGCTCTATTAAGAGAAGAGTTACTACTACACATCCAGCGGTCTTTGTTTTCACTGGAACTTCACCTTCAGCATATGTTACTGCTGACTGCACTGTATTTACATCTGTACAGCTCTATGCCTATGCCAACGCTAGCTCAACTGCAGTTAACACAGCTAACGCCCAAGGCGCGTTTACAGGCAGTAGTATTACTATCTCGGCTGGTAACGGTATTGTCCGTGTTCGCGCAGAGGTTAATGCTAGTTCCAACGCAGTCGCTTCTGCAAATGTCGAATCCTTTGTTCAGGGTCAAGTAGACGCAACCGCTTCTGCTTCTGGGTCTCAGTATGTTGAGTCACCTGCATCGTCCGTTATCACAGCAAGTGCTAACACTACCAGTGACACCTTTATTGCAGTCTTTGCTACTTCTAACAGCATTACTGCAGACGCACAGGTTGTAGAAAGTGCAGTTAATACCGCCAACGCACAAGGAACATTTAACGGAAGCAGCGTCACTATATCAGCGGGTGATTATTCACGCGTTGGTCGTGCTGACTTTACCGCCAGTTCAGAGTTGTCTGCTAGTGACTTCCGCGTTTACGCTTGGAGAGAAGCTCATGCCAGCGCATCTTCATCAGTATTAGCCACAGACGTTCTTCTTGTTCATGTTCAAGCTGACGTTATTGCTAGTGCGTCTGTCTTATTAGATTACCAACTTAACGTCCATGGACAGGGTGATTTTGTTGGAAGCGGAGCCATTGTCTCTGCATCTCATGTAACCCCGTTTGCAGAGTTTGGAGTGACCTCTCAAGCGTTAATCTCCGCTGATGCAGATTACCAGAGATACGGCAAGGCTAATGTTGTCGCCCAAGCTTCAGTTGCGGTTGTTGGTCTTGGAGTTAACTCAGCCTCCGCAGACTTAAATTCATCTGCAGATTTAACTGCAACGCCTTCCATCCTAAAGATTGTTAGTAGCACTTCAGTTAATGCACAAGCTAATTTTGTTAACGGCTTTGCGATAGTCGCCCAAGAAGGTAGCCGAAGCAACGGCATTCTCATACTGGTCGAAGCAGAAGATAGATCAATCACAGTCGAAGCTCCAGATAGAGAATTCATTGCAGAAGCAGAAATTAGAATAATTTTTGTCGATGCAGCTTAAAGAGAGATATTTATGGAAACGTATACCAAACAGCCGACTGAGAGATTGGACTATGACATTGATTTTACTAATTGGCTTCCTACTGGGGACGCGATAGTAACCACTGTAACTAGTTCTACTCCTGCTGGTTTAACCATTTATGTTACTGATGCCGCTACGATCATACCTAAAGTTTGGGTTGCTGCTGGCGTGGACAAAAAGAGCTACATAGTTTCTGTCACGGTGGACACAAGTCAGGGTCGAACTAAAGAAGTGAACTTTAAAGTAAAAGTTAAGGACGCATAAAAATGGCCTTTGAAAATAATGTACAAGGTAAGCTGCACGCTAATATTGCTGTCGCAGCAACTACTGTTGATGTTCTAAAAGCTGTTGCTCCTAAGAAGGATGTCCCTGCTTCAGGTCGGCTTACTTTGTCTGCCACAGACAAGACTGAGATCATTACTTATACAGCGCGTACTAATCCTACTAATAGCCAAACTTTTGCAGTTACTTCAGTTAGTACGGAGTCAGGTAATAAGTATTACATCAATGGTGTACGACAACAAACGCTAACTTTAAAAGTTGGATCTACTTATATATTCACTTATCCATCAGGCCATCCGTTTCGATTTTCTACTACTGCTGATGGTACACATGGAGGTGGGTCAGAATACACCACAGGTGTAACCCACAATAGCTCAACACAAACTACGGTTGTCGTATCTGATAGCACTCCAGCAGCTTTGTATTATTATTGTTCTTATCACGCAGGCATGGGTGGGAGTGCATCAGTTGTTAGTTATTGGACACTGACTGGAGTTGTTAAAAATGCTGAGTCTGCGTTTGGAGATCAGGCATGGTCAGCAGGTGATTCATTTTTCCAAGCACTAACTGCAGCTGATGTAGATAACCTTACAACAATACAATCAGCTACAGCGCCTGCTAATCCTTCTGTTGGTACTAAATGGTTTAATACTACTACAGGCGTTCTTCAAGAATATTTAAGTGACGGCACTGATTCAGCTTGGCTAGACATTTCATCAGGCACCACTGTTGGGCCAGAACCAACAATTACTGCATCAATCATTGCACCTATAGCACAGGGCCGTATTAGCACAGAAGCGTCAGGCACAGCAGCAGGATGTTCTTACAGCGCTTACTCTAGTGGTAATACAACTGTAACTTTTAACACAGCAATGGCAGATACTAATTACTCTGTCATTACAGATAAAGAAAATTTTGATGCACACCAAGTAATAGTAAGTAGTAGAACAACTACTTCTTTTGTTTTGCAATCAAAAGACACAGCAGGCACTGGAAATATGTCACCTTCTAGCTGGCCTTACGCATTTGTTGTCTATGCAAGTAACCCCGTACAAAGCGTATTAGCTACTGCATCATCAATAGCTGAAGATGCTGAAATCTTAGCACTTATCGGACTCTAGAGGAGCCATACCATGACCATCAATACCACTACAGTCGAAGCAAGCTTGCAGACAGCACTTAATGCAACTACAGGCTCGACAGCAGCTAAAGAATTATTACTTTTAGGTAAAGCAGCAGAAGCAATTACCACCGTAGGTAGCAGCTTAACATCTGTTCTTACTGCACACGGTGATGTGTTGTACCGAAATGCTACTGGCCCAGCTCGGTTGGCAGCAGGTGCATCAGGTCAAGTCTTAAAAAGTGGTGGTGCTGGGGCTAATCCTGTTTGGGGAGCGGCATCAGGTGTAGATAATTTTGAACTTGCTGGCAACATGACAGCAAACCAAATAGCTCAGATAGATTCTACGGGTAAGATTGAGGCTATTACTCAAAGTGCGTCTATAACAGCTAGCCTTATGACAAATACCATTTACCCAGCTGGTCAGTCTAACCAAACAGGCCATGCGTGCCACGCAGCAGTAGACCCATCAAACACTAATAGATTTGCAGTTGTTATGGGCGGCGATGCGAGAGTTATTGTAGGACTTGTTGCAGCAGACGGATCAGTAAGTTGGGGATCAGATCTACAAGCTGGCTATGCTGCTGGAGCTGGAGGACATCATGATCTGGTATGGGATCCTGTTAATGACGGAGTTCTTTGGCATAGGGCTGGGTACAGCGGATCAGGTATTACAAGATGGAGTGTTAGCGGCACAACTATGACACAGTTAGGGACATTTTCGACTTCTACTGGTTACAACTGGGGAACATTAAGTTTACATCCGACTGTATCTGGTAGGTTCATTATTACTAATAGAGCTAGTAACGAGATTAAGTATTGTAATTTAGATTCAAACACTTCTTTTACTACACTGTCCACAACATCTATTGGCGCTGACACTGCAAACTCACACATTGGTGAGTTTTTTCCAGATGACGGCTCTAAAATTTTATTACTTTATGGTCAAAATGGTGGTTCTAAAGCAAGAGTAGCAGATGTTAATGCGGATAATTCACTTACTCTGGGCACTGAAGTAGTCATGGGAGATGCAGGAACAGCTTACTTTCGAGCTAAAGGTTTTGCATGGGAACCTAATGGCGACTCCACTACTGGCTATAGATTTGGACTCTTGGTTAATGGATTAACTGGCGCATCGGCTCATGATAGAGCTGATTTTGTTGTTGGATCTGTTACTAGTAGCGGTAGTGGCACAGTCGCAGTAGGTACCGCTTTTAATTGGTCTGAAACAACAGTAGGTGGAAATACGGCACTTTCTCTCGAAACGAGTGAGTACATATCAAATATAGCTTTTAGTCCTTTTAACAAGACTTCTGTTGTTATAGGTACTAATTTTATAGGTGCATGTACTTTAGATGGATTAGAAATAACTGCACCGACAACACTTGTCTCTAAAACTATTAGTGGAAATGGGGTTAGTTTAGCTAACGGTAGCTACCCCATGCTAGTTAATTTAGGCGCAACTGGAAAATATCTCTCACTTATGGAAGGAACAGGGGGCGCGATATTAAACCAACATGCAAAAGCACCAGTATCTAGTCTTAGTGTTGACAAGGTTATGGGCTTTGTAACTGCCACAGGATCAACAGGTGACACTAAAGCTGTACAGTATTCTGGACAACTTGGAGGGTTTTCTGGATTGACTATTGGAGCAAAACATTACGTCCAACAGGATGCCACTGTAACTTCTACTAAAGTTGCTTCTTCAGTTTTTGTTGGTATTGCGGTTAATGCAACTACGATACAAGTTAGAATTTAATCGAGGCTTATTAGAATGACAGCTTACGTTTACACATCAGGTGGTTTTCCATCATCACCCGTATCTGGTGATACATTAACTATTAATTCTGCTCAATACAGTTGGAATGGTACTACTTGGATAGCTACTGCTGTACCCGCTGGCCCAACTGGTGCTACGGGAGCCGCAGGTGGAGCAGGTACGGATGGTACGGATGGTACGGATGGCACCAATGGTACGGATGGCACCAATGGAACAAATGGAACTAACGGCACAAATGGTTCTGATGGCACAAACGGTACCAACGGTGCAGATGGAGTAGGCGGTGTTAGAGATTTTGTAGCTAGCGGCACATTACCTAACGGAGCTACTGTTGTTTTAAAAGCAGACGGCACTGTAGAAGCCGTTAGTATAGGGACAACTACACCTGCTGATACTGTTCCATTAGGCGCATCTGCCTTATTCTCTCCTACAAATCGAATTCAAGAGAGTCAAGTTGCATTTGACGGCACCAATGTAGGTAAGTTTGTAATTGTATATAAAGACGATCTTGTTGTTAATGGCATGGCGGTAATGGGACAAGTTTCAGGGTCTTCTATAAGTTTTGGAACGCCTGTAATATTCAGGGCAAGTAGTAATACTAAACCAAGTCCTGAATCTACTTGGGTGGCATTTGACCCAAATGACTCAACTAAATTTGTTGTTACTTACACATACGGCTCAAGTACCACAACAGGCGAAGTCATTGTAGGAACTGTTTCTGGAACAAGTGTTACCTTTGGATCGCCAGTACAGTTTAATAACGCTTCTACTAGTTACGAGAATATTGCTTTTGATCCTAATAACTCAGGCAAGTTTGTAATTAGTTATGAGACTGGAAGTAATGGATATGTAATTGTTGGTACACTTTCTGGAACTTCAGTTACTTTTGGCTCTCCCCAAATATTTAATTCTGGGTCAACTGACGATATTACTTTAGCTTTTAATAATGCGGTTTCAGGCCAATTTGTTTTGGCATTTGAGGACGACAGTAATTCAAGCTACGGCACAGCAATGGTTGGAAATATTTCTGGCACAACCATAACTTACGCTTCTAAGTATGTATATGACAGCCAGTACAACAAACACAATCGAATAGCGTATGACCCTAATTCTGGTAAGTTTGTAATTTCTAACCTTTTTGGTGGAGCTAAACATGGTGCAGCAAGGGTTGCTACTTTGGCAGGAACTGCCATAAGTTTTGGATCTGCCGTTACATGGAATCCATCCACTGTTGAGACCCCTCAAATAGCTTTTTCTACAAATAGTAAATTTGTTATTACTTATATGGACAATAGCAACGGAAATGCTGGAACAGCTATTGTTGGAACACTTTCAGGTACAAGTTTATCTTTTAGTTCTGAATACGTTTTAGCTAGTTATGGCGGAAACACAAGTATTGCCATAGATCCTCTTGGTTCAGGTAAGTTTGCTGTAGCTTATAAAGACGCAGCTAATTCATCACTAGGAGCAGTCAGGTTAGGTCAAATAGGTTTGCCACAAGAGCAGACAAATTTAACGTCTTTAAGTTACGTTGGAATTTCATCAGCAGCTTACACAAATAGTCAAACGGCATCTATTATTCTTAAAGGTGGTGTTAGCGATAATCAATCTGGTCTTACAGCAGGAAATCGTTATTACGTACAAGGTGATGGAACGCTAGGTACTTCTGAAGGAACGCCTTCAGTTGAAGCAGGTCTTGCAATAAATGCTACGACTTTATTACTTTCTGGCCCCGCTGGAGCTGATGGAACAAACGGCACTAATGGAACAAATGGAACTAACGGCACCAATGGAACTAATGGTACCGATGGCACAAATGGTACTGACGGTTCTAATGGTACTGATGGCTCTGATGGAGTTGGAGGTGTTCGTGACTTTGTAGCAACAGGTACGTTGTCAAACGGAGTTCCCGTTATTCTTAAATCTGATGGCACTGTAGCAGCGGTGACTATTGCAGGAACACCAGCTAATTATTTAGCAGGTCGTCTTATACGAAGCGAAACTCATCAAAGTTTTAATGTAGTTTTTGATCCCAATAACGCTAATAAATTTTTATTCGCTTATAAGGGTGGTAGTGGAACAAAAGTCGTTGTAGGCACAGTATCTGGAACAACCATAAGCTTTGGTACTACTGTTGATTTTATAGCTGGTTACAATTATGAACCAATAATTGCTTTTGATCCTGTTACCGCAAATAAGTTTGTTGGTATTTCGGGCAGCAGGTCTGTTGTAGGTACAATTTCTGGAACGTCTATTACGATGGGCACACCAGTTGGATTTACTTCATCAAATCAAAATGGATGGTCGCTTGCTTTTGTTCCAAGCACAAGCAATATTGTTATAGCTTACACAGATTTAGCTAACGGTTACTACGCTAGTACAATATTAGGAACAGTCTCTGGAACTACAATTACTTATGGCACTCCTCATGTTTCACACTCTGCTAATACTGGTATGCACAGAATTAAATTTGATGGCAGTGGCTCAGGAAAATTTGTTCATACTTTCATGAATGGTGGCCAATCTATTATCAGTGGTGTAGTAGGAACAGTATCAGGTACCAGCATTACTACTGGCTCAGTGGCTTCTATTCTTACTGGGGCGCATCCTGAATATGACTTAGCTTTAGATTCAAACACTCCAAATAGTTTTGTTGTAGTTAGCCCTGATAGCTCTACTGGGCCTCAATTAAAAGCGGGTACTATTTCTGGTAACTCTATTACTTTAGGATCTAAATTAACTATTCCAACTGGCAGTTACAGTGGGTATTACAATTCTGTTGAGTTTAATCCTTTTGTTGCTGGCCAATTTTTGGCAGTTCATAGAAATCAACTATCAACAGGTCGTTACCCCGTAGCAGTTATAGGCACAGTGTCTGGAAACTCAGTATCTTTGGGATCTGTTTTTAATATAGTAAACACTAGCGGTGCTAGTCCTTATTATTCTAGCTCAATTACAGGGTATACAGATGTTGCTTTTGACCCCAATGTAAATGGAAACTTTATAACTATTTTTAGAACTGAGAATGGGTCGCAAGGATCAGTTGACGTTAGATTGGGTCAAGTAGCTCAAGCAGCATCACCAAACTTAACTGCAGATAATTTTATAGGCACATCTACAGCAGCATATTCAGATGGAGCAACAGCTTCTATTGTTCTTGCAGGAGGAGTTTCTTCTAATCAAACAGGGCTTACTACTAACTCAACATATTATGTTCAGACTAACGGTACTATTTCTACTACTGCTGGCAATCCTAGTGTAGAAGCAGGACGAGCGTTATCTGCTACATCGTTGTTTCTTACTAGTGAAGCTGGAACTAGTGGTACTAACGGCACTGATGGCACTGATGGTACTAACGGCACTAACGGTACTAATGGCACTAATGGAACTAACGGTACTAATGGAAGTGCGGGAGCAGCAGGAGCAGATGGGGTAGGTGGTGTACAAGATTTTGTGGCTACAGGCACTTTGCCAAACGGAACTCCTGTTATTTTAAAAAGTGACGGAACTGTAGAAGCAGTTAAAATAGTTACCAATAATTTGTCTGATGGTTTAGCTGGCACTGTGTTTAGTTATAACTCAGCATCTGCTACTACATATCCCTCTATAGCGTTTGATCCTAACAATGCGAATAGATTTGTTGTTTCATATATGGATGGGGCTAATTCAAATAACGGCACAGCAGCCGTTGGAACTTTAAATGGGACTGATATTAGCTTCGGCAGTGAATATGTATTTAACACTGGTAAAGCTTCTATTCCATTCGTAGCATTTGACTCTAATACAGCTAATCAATTTGTGATCGTTTATAAAGACGAATCAAATATGCCTACTAATAGATTTGGCACAGCAATTGTAGGTACTGTTTCAGGTACTTCACTTAGCTTTGGAACCAAGCTTGCATTTAGTTCAGGCAATGCTGCTTGGTTTGGCATTTCTTTTGATCCAAATACAGCCAGCAAATTTGCAGTTTGTTTTAGAGATTATGAAGATTCAAGCGAAGCAAAAACAGTAATAGGAACTATATCAGGAACTTCTATTAGCTACGGAAGTGAATATACATTTACTACAGGAAGTTCCCCAGCTTACTTGCAAATATCTTTTGACCCTAATACAGCGGGAAAATTTGTACTAGGTTATCTTTCTGCAGGTCAAAATAAAGTTAAAGTAGGAACAGTATCAGGTACTTCAATTAGCTATGGTAGTGCTTATGTATATGGCACTGGTGGAGGGTGGTCTGATATAGCATATGATCCAAACACAGCTAATAAATTTGCAATTGCTTATAGCAATAGTGCATACATTGGTAAATCACTGGTTGGAACAGTATCAGGAAATTCGGTAAGTTTTGGATCTGAATACACATTTAATTCAGGAAACACTCAATACGTTCAAATGGCCTTTGATCCTAACAACGCTAATAAGTTTGTTGTTAAATATAAGGATGTAAGTAATTCAAATTACGGAACAATTGTTATAGGAACAATATCAGGCACTTCAATAAGTTACAGTAGCGAGTATGTATTTCTTTCATCTACTCACAATCATGGAGAAATTGCTTTTGATCCTAACACTTCTGGCTCAGGTAAATTTGTAGTTGTATATGGATCTGGTGGTGGTAAAGCAACAGTAGGTCAAATAGCCGCAACAGTAACAAGCATTAATTTAACTGCAGACAATTTTATAGGTATGTCTTCAGCAGCTTATGTAGATGCAGACACAGCTTCTATAGTGCTAGCGGGAGGAGTGTCTTCTAACCAATCAGGCTTAACAACCAATTTAATTTATTATGTGCAAACCAATGGCACTATTTCCACTACTGCTGGAAACCCTAGTGTTGAAGCAGGCAGAGCTTTATCAGCTACTTCTCTATTGTTAACAAGTGAGGCTGGTGCTACTGGTGCTACTGGTGCTGCTGGAACTGACGGTACAGATGGCACTAACGGCACTAACGGCACTAACGGAACCAATGGTACTAACGGTACAAACGGAACAGATGGGTCTGATGGAGTCGGAGGTGTTCGTGACTTTGTAGCTTCAGGAGCGTTATCAAATGGAACTCCTGTAATACTAAAAACGGATGGAACTGTACAAGCTGCTGGCATGGTAACTACAGGTAATCCACAAGCTATACCTGCAGGTGCTTTAGCTCGCTTTTCTGCGGCAGGTTGCGATCTTATGTCGGTATCGCATGATCCTAATAATGCAGGTAAGTTTGTTGTAGGTTATAGGGACAACTCAGCAGCTAACCACGGCTACGTTGTAATAGGTACTGTCAGTGGAACTACTATTACTTTTGGTACTGCAATTAAATTTAATGCAGGGTCTACAGAGAATATAGCAATAGCGTTTGACCCCAACAACGCAAATAAGTTTGTCGTAACTTATCCGGGCGTAGGTAACAATGGATACAGCTCTGCTGTTTTAGGTACTGTTTCTGGAACCACTATTACTCTTGGCACTGTGGTTGTATTCGATTCATATTTAAATCAGAGCCGTCACAGTATATCTTTTGACCCCAACACTGCAGGTAAGTTTGTTGTAACATTTATAAGAGGTACTTCTTTTGCGACATACATAGGTACTGTCAGTGGAAATACTATTAGTTTTGGTAGTGATAGTTACTTTAATGATACAGGAACTCCAGATGAAGCAGTTGTAGCTTACGATCCCAATAATGCGGGTAAGTTAGTTGTAATGTATAGAACCACTGCTACTGCTAAGACTGTAGTAGGAACTGTTACTGGAAATACTATTAGTTGGGGTTCTAAAGATGTATTTGTAAATGGTCGTTCCGAGCACTTATCAATATCTTTTGACCCTAATACATCTGGTCAGTTTGTTGTAGCCTATAAAGATTATGTAGATGCACATAAAGGTAAGGCCAAAGTAGGAACTATCTCAGGTACTTCTGCTACCTTTGGAAATGAAGCTATTTTTAATACATCTTCTACCCAAAATACAGCAGTAGCCTTCGATCCTTTCAATGCTGGTAAGTTTGTTGTTATGTACAATGATCCTAATAATAACTTTGGTACAGCAAACTTAGGAACAGTTTCAGGAACCACTATTACTTTTGGCTCTAAGATTTCATTCCATGCAACTACTCTCTATGGAGCTGATATAGCATTTGACCCAAATACAGACGGTGATTTCATCACTGTCTTTATGGATAACAGTAACTCAGCCCAAGGTACCGCAGTATTAAACCGATTATCCACAGAAACAAGTCCAGCAACCAACCTAACCGCAGATAACTTTATAGGTGTGTCCTCAGCAGCTTATGCTGATGGAGCTACATCTTCCATTGTCTTAGCTGGTGGCGTTGCAAATAACCAATCTGGTTTGACTATTAACTCAACATATTATGTTCAGACTAACGGTGCTATTTCTACTACTGCTGGAACACCTAGCGTAGAGGCAGGCCGAGCTTTGTCTGCCACTACTTTACTTCTAACAAGTGAAGCAGGTACTAATGGCACTAACGGAACCGATGGTACAGATGGTACTGACGGTACTAATGGAAGTGCTGGAGCAGCTGGAACACCCGCCTTAGTCTTAATAAGCCAAGCATCAGCCCCCACTTCACCAGCCCAAGGACAGCAGTGGTTTGATACTTCTCAAGGTGTTCTTTATGAATACCTGTCGGATGGTACAGACAGTGCTTGGTTAGACAAAGGAGCAGCAAATAGCACTGTGTCTTCAGGTACGCCCACAGGTACCACGTTGCCTGACCCTGTTACAGCTGCTGGATCATTGTTCTTCAAAACAGATACAACTGACCTATATGTCAGTAATGGCACTGCTTGGGAACAGATAACTTCTACTGTACCAAGCACAACATCTGCTACAGGTGGAACAATAACAACTACAGCTACTCATAAAATACATACATTTACTTCATCTGGTACTTTTTCTGTAACTTCAGCAGGAGATTTTGAATACTTAGTTGTTGGAGGAGGTGGTGGTTCTGCAGCTGGGGGAAATCGTGGTGGTGGAGCAGGTGCTGGCGGTTATAGATCTAGCGTAGTAGGACAAAATTCTGGTGGAGCTTCATCAGCTGAATCTGTATTGAGTTTGAGTGTAGCTAATTACACTATAACAATTGGAGCAGGTGGAGCTGGAGCAAACGCTGATAATGTTGATGGTGTTCAGGGCAGTAATTCCTCTATAGCTACTAATATTATTTCGTTAGGTGGCGCAAAAGCAGCAATAGGAGGAGGCGTTGCAGGTGGTTCTGGGTCAGGAGCTAGTGGTGGTAGTGGTACACTTGCAGGTGGTTCTGGTACTAGTGGGCAAGGTACTAATGGCGGTAACGCAGTAACATCAAGTCCATACGCTGGAGGCGGTGGTGGAGGTTCTAATAGTGCTGGAAGCAATGGTGTAGGATCTCAATCAGGTTCTGGTGGTGATGGAACAAGCTCAAATATTACAGGATCTGCAGTGGTCAGAGCTGGAGGCGGTGGTGCTGGTGCAACAAGTCAGGGTGCATTAAGAGGATTAGGTGGAACAGGAGGCGGTGGTGCAGGAGCGGCAACAGGCGCATCAGCAGTATCAGGGTTAACTAATACAGGAAGTGGCGGAGGCTCAGCTACTAACGAAAACCCTCCAGCTGTACCATCTGGATCTGGCGGCTCAGGTATTGTAATAATTAGATATGCAGTTTAAGGGGCAGTAGAAATGACAGATTACGTATACACATCAGGTGGCTTTCCATCTTCTCCCAGTTCTGGTGACTCGCTGGTTATCAATGGTTTGCTCTACGATTGGACAGGCACAGCTTGGAAGGTTAGGTCTGTAACATCTAATCGAGTTGAATTTACAGCTACTGCAAACCAAGCGACTAAAACAGGGCTTACTTATTTTGTTGGCAGTATAGATTGTTATATTAACGGGGCTAAGATGTTGTTGGGTTCAGACTTTACAGCAACCAATGGTACGTCAGTCACATTTACCCCAGCACTTGATCTTGCTGATGAGGTGCAATTAATTCTAGGTTCAAACGCATCCACTTCAGACAACTTTTATACAAAGGCAGAAGTACACAGCTTACTTGGATATGTAGCTCTTGCAAATACAGTAGCTCCTGCACTAAGTGGCACAGCAACTACTGGCAACACTCTATCAACCTCAAATGGAACGTGGACAGGCACACCAGCCCCTGCATTTACATATCAATGGCAGAGAGGGGCATCTAATATTGCTGGCGCAACAAATAATACATACACGATAGTTACAGATGATGAGACAAACACACTAAAATGTGTTGTGACAGCCACTAATGCACTAGGCTCAGCTACTATTGCTTCCAATAGTTCCGCCACTATACCTGTATATGTAGCAGATCCTCACTGGGCTAATGTTACCCTACTGTTACAAGGTGCAGGCGCTAATGGTAGTTCTGTTTTCACAGATTTAAGTTCAGTTGCAAATACCATTACAAAAGTAGGTACACCTACAGTTTCAACATCAATTAGTAAATTTGGTGGTTCTAGTATAGATTTATCAACACAAGGTGATGCATTCTATGTACCAGCTTCAGGTATAGATATGAATTACGGAACATCAACAGACTTTACTTGGGAATTTTGGATATACCCCACTGCGTGGAGTTCATATACCAAATTAATAGCGCAATGGAGTGGTGGTTTTCAGTTTATGTTTATGGCAAGTGGCGGTATTGCCATTGAAGATTCTTCAGGAACTTCTTATATCAGTAATCCTATTGCCCAAAGTGATGTTGCATTGAATACATGGCATCACATGGCAGTTTCAAGACAAGGTAGTTCAATGAAATTCTTCCTTAACGGTGTTGGTCATGCGTTTACTAGTAATCTAAATTTCGCGCCTCAAAATACAAGCATAGGTATAGGCAAGGCATACACCCAAAGCGGTAATACTATAGATAGTTACATTGATGATCTTAGAATAACCAACGGTGTTGGTAGGTATTCGGCTGACTTCACCCCACCAACTGCCGCATTCCCAACTAGTTAATGATATGCAGTTTAAGAGATAATAAAGATGGCACATTATGCAAAAGTAAATTCAGGAACAGTTGAGCAAGTGATTGTAGCTGAAGCTGTTTTTTTTGATTCGTTTGTTGATACATCTCCGGGCGAATGGATTCAAACATCTTATAACACTCAAGGTGGTGTTCATGCTGATGGTGGAACTCCACTGCGTAAGAACTACGCTGGAATAGGGTACACATATGATTCTTCTAAAGATGCGTTTATTCCGCCTAAGCCTTTTTCATCATGGACTCTGGTGGATGCTACCTGTCTATGGGAAGCACCTACTGCTTACCCTTCAGATGGTGAAGAATATAAATGGGACGAGAGCACAACTGCATGGGTGGCCGTAGATGAGTAAAGCAAGAAATTTAGCAACGTTACTAGGCTCAGACGGCTCAGTTAAGGCAGAAAAATATTCTGATAGTGTAGGTGGGCAAGCTACTTTTGTGGCTTCAGGAGCGCTGGCTGACGGCACAGTTTTAATATTAAATTCTGATGGAACTGTGACTGAGGCAGGTAATACTGTTTCTAGTACAACTACTGGAACCACAACTATTCCTGACGGAAGTGTGTACACTTTTAACAATGGTCAGACATCATTTAATTCGGTAGCTTTTTCTCCTACAGTAGCGGGAAAGTTTGTTGTTGTCTTTAGAGATCATCCAGCCTCTTTGGTTGCTAGAGCGGTTCTTGGTCAGATTACTGGTAATGCTATTTCTTTTGGAACTGAGAGGCCAGTTAACAGTGCACCCAGTACTCACTACGAGGGTGTTGCTTGGAACCCTAACAACGCTGATCAAATAGTTTTTGTTTATGTTGATGGAAGCAGTACATGGCATTTAGGTGGCGCAGTAGGCACAGTCAGTGGAACTGATTTTAGTGTTGGCAGTGAGTTTTTAATCAACACAGGAACAGCTACTACTCCATCAGTATCATTTGATCCAAATACCGCAGGATCATTAGTGTTTAGTTATGTTGATCAATCAAACTCTTCTTACGGTACGTGCAGAGCAGCTACTATTGCTGCTAATGGAGTGCTTACATTTGGTACTAAAACTGTTTTTAAGACATCAGTTTGTAACAATCCTGCAATATCGTTTGACCCAAATACAGCAGGGCGATTTCTAGTCACTTTTTCAGCAGCCCAAGTTCACGCTATTATTGGTACAGTTAATGGGACTACTCTTAGTTTTGGAAGTTCTGTACAAGTGTCTACAAGTGGGTATGCCTACCTTCCAAACGACGGAACTGCTCATTCATGGGATCCACAAACAGCGGGTAGTTTTGTTAGTACATATAAGCAGGATGATACTGGCTATGGCTACATACGAGCAGGAACTGCTAGTGGTACAACTATAACTTTAGGATCTGCAGTTACTTTTGTATCAGAAAACATTAACGCTGGTACAGCACGTTTTCATCCAACAGACACAGCTGGCTCATTACTTATCCAATACTTTAGTTGGGGTGCTTCGCATCCTAAATGTAAAATAAGGAAAGCGTCAGTTTCTGGTACTACTGTTACGTTAGGTGATTTATATTCTGGTACTACTGTTGCAGGTAATCATACTTATGTTTCTTTGGAGTTTTCACCCTTGCAAGCTGGTAGATTTATATATAAATATAGTGACGCAGGAGATGGTAGTAGAGGCAGAATGGTATGCGGTCAAATACCTACTACTATAGCAACAAGTTCCACCAATCTTACAACAACTAATTTCATTGGTATTTCAAGTGCAGCTTACGCAGACACTGCTACGGCAACTTTGAATTTAGAAGGGGGAATTGCAACCAATCTTTCTGGATTAACAGCAGGAACTACATACTATGCTCAAAATGATGGAACTTTGGGATCAAACGCAGATGATCCATCTGTAGAAGTAGGTAAAGCATTATCAACAACATCAATCTTATTAAAAGGTATTTAACATGAAGACGATTATCGAGAATGATACAAACATCAGCAAGTATATGTTTGCTAATTCAGTAGCTATTACTATGGGTGCAGACTCTATTACAACTCCTGATTTTATTATCGGAGATATGAATGCAAGCAACTGTACCTTGGTCGAGGGCGTAACAGCTCCTGCTGGTTGGGTAGGATGTAAGCACACATTTGACGGCACAACATGGGCAGTAAACTCAGCTTACGTTGCTCCTGAAGAATCAGCTCCTGAGTAAATGTAATGTGGTCATCTCCTGTAGAGATGTATCCCATGAATGTAGCACCGACCCAAGCAGCACAGGGTCAGGTGCTAGTCATCGAACCACAAACCGAATACAGATTACAAAGCTACACCCCAGTACAACCAATTAAACCCCCTTATTCCCTTACTCCAGATTACGCCTCACAGAGACTATGGATCTGTTGAGCTATGTAAAAATTAAAAGAACAGTATGAACTAATAATATATTAGGTATATGTATGATTGCAGAATTAGCTATAGCCAACGCAGCTTTCGCTGTGATTAAGAAAACGCTCCAGAATGGCAAGGAGCTGATGGACGCTGGAGATGCGGTCAATAAATATTTTACAGCAGAAAAAGCCATTGCTAAAAAAGCAGCATCAACTTCTGGCAATGTACTCGAAGCCTTCCAAGCCAAGGAACTTCTGGCAAGGCAAGAGGAAGAGCTGAAGTTCATGCTCAACAAGCAGCGATTACAAGGTTATCAGGATTTCTTAAAATTTAAAGCTGAGTACACACGAGACTTGAGAGAGTCGGAGCTGAAAGAAAGAAAGAACAGAGCCAAAAGGCAAGAGGTTATGCTCAAGAATTTAAATATAGCCATCGTCATAGGTCTAGTCTTTGTATTAATAATTGGATTTTTATTTGGAGCTGCAGTCTATATCAAACAAAACCCTAGCACTCTGTCTAGCATGACAGGCCATCCATCACACTTCCAAAAGATGGTGAAGTAAATTATGAACAACCTTCAAGTAAAGAAAAAGGAAGTCTTAATGGACAGCGATAAACGATTTGATCGTATAGAGGCAAAGCTGGACAAGTTAGTAGATGCGCTTTCTCAGCTAGTCGCAGTGGAAACAAAGATAGACCACCTCAATCTCCACCAAGCAACGCAGGACAAACGCTTGGATAGTCACAGCAACCGTCTAGATAAATTAAACACCGCTGTAATAAAAGCTGGAGGCGTTGCCAGAGTGTTAGAGCGGATAGGATTTATTATCGTAACCTGCGCTGTGGGTTATTTCTTTGCAAACTATAACGGTTAAGTCATATGAATTATTTTTCTGAAGACGAATTAAAGTGCTCTCATTCTGGAGAGTGTGAGATGGATGAGGAATTTATGGTTAAGGTCAACTCCATCAGAGAAGTCTGTGGGTTCCCTTTTACAGTGACTTCTGCTTACCGCCATCCCACTCATCCTATCGAAGCAAGAAAGAAGAAGCCCGGAGCACACGCTTCAGGTCATGCTATTGATATAGCGGTTAGGGGTGACAAGGCTCACCGTCTGATTGAAATCGCTCTCAAGTACGGTATGACTGGTATCGGTGTTGCTCAGAAAGGCGGTTCAAGATTTATTCACTTGGACGATTTAACAGCGGAAGATGGCTTCCCTCGTCCTACCGTTTGGAGTTATTAGGAGGTTCTATGTGGGGTTCAATCATTGGTGCGCTATCAAGCAGCGTAGGTGGCTACTTCAAAGGCAAACAAGAACTAGCAGGGGCTAAGTTGAAAGGCCAGCTGATTGCCATTGAAGCAGAAGCTGAAACTACCTTGGCGATTGCTAAAGGTAAGGTTCGCATGGCTGCAGAAGGCCAGTCTCAGAACTTCAACCTTGACATGGTTGCTATGCAAAACATGGAGAAGTCCTATAAGGACGAAATAATTCTTATAGTGTTTATGACCCCCATGGTACTAGCCTTTATACCGACCATGGATGTATACGCTCTGCGTGGATTTGAAGTCATCAGCAAGATGCCGCAGTGGTATCAGTACACTTTGGTTGGAATGGTCGTGGTGATCTACGGTATGAGAGGCATGCTTGAGAAAGTTATCTCTTCAAAAGTCCCTAAGTTTAAATAGTTAACAGAGATAAGATCATGGCTATATTCAAGATAGACTTATTCAAGGGTACTGCCCCTAAGCTGTCAGCCCGATTGTTGGCTGATGGTGCTGCAAAGACAGCAGTTAACTGTCGATTAGATTCAGGAGACTTAGCGCCCATACGAGGGCTTAGTGACATTGCCAGTACTGCGGAAACTGCTGGAACAGAAAACAGTCTTTATAAGTACGATACAGTCGATGGTGTAGACCAGTGGTTTAGGTGGGATGAGGACGTAGATGTAGTTAGGTCTCCAATAGCCTCAAACACTTTTAATCGTGTTTATTTTACGGGTGATTCAGTAGATGAAAAGAGACCTAGAGTAACCTATAACGTTGTAGCTGTTGGAGGTGGTACTGTGTATCCCTCAGTCTCATTCAGATTAGGAATCCCTGCACCAACTACAGCCCCCACAATGACAGTTGTCGGCGCAGTTCCTGCCAATACAGATAATGAGGTAAAAGAAGCTAGATCTTACGTCTATACATTTGTGTCACTTAATGGGGAGGAAGGGCCACCTTCTCCTCCTAGTTATGTGCTTGATGTATACCCCACAACTCAGACGGTAAATCTTACAACTTTAGAAACTGGCCTACCTGTATCCTCTGATGTAAACGTCAAGAACATATATCGAACTGTCACTTCAGCGGCTGGAACATTCTATATGTATGTGGCCTCGGTTACTTTGAATGACCCTGACTATGCAGATAGTAAAACCGCACTTCAGTTACAAGGCGCACTTCCCTCCACTGATTGGGTTGCGCCTCCAGCAGGAATGATTGGATTAACTTCATTATCTAATGGGATATTGGCTGGGTTTAAGGATAACGAAGTCATGTTTTGTGAGCCATTTATGCCTCATGCGTGGCCTACAAAATATAGAATGTCTACAGATTTTTCTATCGTAGCTATTAAGGCGGTAGGAAGTAGCTTGATTGTTACCACTAAAGCTTATCCTTATGTGGTTCAAGGTTCGCACCCAAGTAATATGACCATTGCCCGAATGAGAGAAAACCAATCCTGTGTGTCTAAGCGGTCTATTGTTAACATGGGCAGCCATGTTATGTATGCGTCACCAGATGGACTTGTATCAGCCTCTGGAACAACAGCCACTCTTGCTACAGATATGATCTACAGCCGCTCTCAGTGGCAAGCTTTGAAGCCTGAGACTATACATGCTTACATGTACGAGGGTAACTACATTGGTCTATATAAGGTCAGTAATGTTCAGAAGGGATTTATATTTAACCCTAAGACTTTGCTATTGTCTGACCTTACCCAAGTGACCACTTTGACTGGAGGTTATTCTGACCCAGAAGATGACGCTCTTTACTTTATAGATTCTTCTAGCCAGATAAAAAAATTCGATTCTGGATCAGAGATTGTTTATGAGTGGCATTCCAAACAGTACAAACTAGGAAGGCCCATCAACATGGCCGTGGCTCAGGTTGAAGCAGAGTCATACTCAAACATAACTATATCAGTTTATGCTGAAAGTGGTTTAGTGCATTCACAGGCTGTATTAAATGAACATGCTTTTAGGCTCCCTTCTGGGTACAGATCTAACCAGTTTGAAGTAAAGGTTGTGGGTACTGATATTATTAATAGTGTCTCAGTCGCCACTAGTATGAGTGAGATTGTCTAATGAGCAAAAAGCCTGACACACCAAATATTTCTGCAGAATTAATTGACGAAGGATCGCAGCAGCTGTTTAACGAATCTGTAAAAGAATGTCTTGAAGTTCTTGAAGGTAAACGAGGTGATGGTTTAGATAGAGCACTCACCGCTAGAGATCTTTCAACCGCTGGGGTTATTAAGGTAACAACCTCATCAAGTGATGTTGCTGGTGAGATAGCTATCGCAGTTACGCCATTAGCCACCGATGTAGTGCAGTTTCCAACAACACCAACTGGTCTAACTATCTCAGGAGCGTTCACAAACATACTCCTTGTGTGGGATTCCCCAACTTTTGAGGGGTTTACAAGCACTGAGGTCTGGAGGTATGAGACTAATCTTCTGGCTTCATCAGTCCTTGTGGCCACAGTTGAGCACCATATGTACAGTGAGCCAGTCAACCCAGCATCCACATACTACTACTGGATTAGGCATGTCAATAAACTCAGTCAAAAGGGTAGCTTCAATGCTAGCTCTGGAACCCTTGGACAAACTAATCAGACAGTAGCATCTATTCTAACTGACCTAAATGAATCCATTGGATTAAGTTCCTTAGATACTGCTTTGTCAGCAGACATTGCCACCATTGGTACCATTGGTACATCAGTTACCGCACACACATCAGCTCTAGGTGCTATTTCTGGAGAACATTACGTTAGGATTAATGGCGCAGCGGGGTCACATCAAGAAGTTGCAGGATTTGGAATTGCTTCTGGCCCGAACTCTAGCGAGTTCACAGTTAACGCAGGCATATTTAAAGTCGGTAATGGATCTAGCTCAACGACACCCTTCTTCATTGTCACAGGTGTGGGTATGGCAGTTGGTCAAGATGGCACGAAATACACCAACCAAACTAAAGCGTGGCAAGAAAGTGGGGGTGCAACCACTCCACCAGATACAAATATATCTTTTGGAAAGTGGTTTGCTGCTGGCACATACATGGAATCGGCAATGATTGCTGACGCGTCTATAGATGTAGCAAAGATTAACAATCTTACGGTTGATTTTGCAAATGTTACTGGAGTCTTGACGGCAAACCAAATAGAAGCAATTCAGCTGGACGCATCGAATATAGACATAAACCATTATTTGGATTTTACTTCAACAACTTCTGGGGTGAGATTTCAAAAAACTACTCTTGCTGATAAACAGGCAGGTGCTTTTTATGGACGAGAGGGCAATGTTGCTGGATTCCGTGTGGGTGGAACAACTGGTGGAATTTATGCGGATTCAACGGGTTTAGTCGAGTTAAATAATGTTCGACTATATTCTGGTGGCCCCGGAACTCCAGTTGAGTTTTTCCAAGTAGGAACAGTTCTTACGCAAGGTATTAGTAGCACAGGGACAGTGACCATATTGATAGTTGGTGGTGGAGCAGGTGCTCCGAATAGTGGTCTTCCCAATGTTAATGGTTATATATATCCACAAAACCCAACTGCGGGTGGTGCTGGAACGGCCTCATGGTTAGAGTTTCGCAATAGCTCTGGAACAAGAGTAGGTTCAAGATACACAGCCGCTGGAGGTGCGTCATCAGCCATAACTCACCGAGCTAATAATCAATACTACAATGGCGTTTCAGGACAGGCTTCATCACAACCCAACTCAGCAGGTGCTGGGGGAACTCCAGCGCCCGGAGATGGTTACAGAGGTGGTGGTGGTGGCAGTCCGGGTGGTGGTTATCAAAACTATTCTTCTACGGCGGCTGTAACAACAGTAGCTAATGCAGGAACAACCATATCTCAAGAGGTCACAGTGCCTGCTGGTGCGACTCAGATTGCAGTTTACTTAGGTGCAGGAGGAGCGGGTGGTCATTTCTATTATGGCGGAAGCCCTAATGGAAACCAAGGTGTCGTTAGTAGTACAGATGGTGGTGATGGTGGTGATGGTTATGTGACTTATGCTGACCCTGAATCAGGGGGAATAGAAATTGATTTAACATCAATACTAACCCGCCTAAATGCGCTAGAAGCATAGTAGTTTAGAGGCAAATAGTCCTTGATAATTGGTTAAAAAATAGGCACCTTGTTAGTACTAGTGTTTTCTAATCAAGGCCTTTTATATGACCACAGACGCAGTAGACTATGAGATTTTATACACTCCCATAAGTCTAGTTGACGGCATCTGGCCAGTAGTTAATGTGCATATTGAATCAGCCTTAAAACATTCAGCAGGAGAATACTTTTTAGAAGATATTCTTTCTTTGATCAAGTCAGAAAAAATGCAGTTATGGTGCATTGGTGATGGTGAAAAAATCATTGCTGCCTACACCACACAAGTCCGAAATTACCCACAAAAAAAGACTTTATTAGTTGTGACCCTTGGAGGCAAAGGCTTCTTTAAATGGGGACGACTTATGGAGCAATCATTGTACAAGTTTGCCAAACAGAAGCATTGCTCACATCTTGAAATCTTAGGACGTAAAGGTTGGGCTAGGTTATTGGGGAGGCGGGCTGACTTTAAACAGCAGTATGTCGTTCTCACAAAGGAGATACCCCATGAAGATACACACTAGAGTCGTAACCTGTATGACCACAGGTGAGGTGCTAGAAGATAATTACTACGAATACGAAGGGCCAGTTGATCTTTGTAAGGGTGGTGGAGAAATAGCAGAGACAGCTGAGGAGATTGCTGCTGCTGAAATAGCTGACGAGAAATGGGAACGTTATCAAAAGGTTTTTGTTCCCCTTGAGAATCAGTATATGAAAAAAGTAGACAGCTTTAACTCAGATGCTAACTACAACAAAGTGGGCGGTATGGTTTCATCTGGTGTTAAGTCTGGCATGGGTCAAGCCATGGAGAGCGCAAACCAAGGCATGTTCCAAGGTGGTATTAATCCCAACTCTGGAAAGTTTAAAGGAGCTAACACAGCGCTAATGACTAAAGGATCTAAGGTTCTTTCAGATGCGGTTAATAACGCTAACTTAAACTTAGGAACAGAGAAGCTTAATCGAATGGAAGGTCTAGTTAAGATTGGCCAAGGTCAGTCAGCTGATACAACTAAAAGTATGAACCAGATTGCTAAAAACAATTCAGTTATTGCTGGGCAAGATGCTGAAGATGTATTCAATAGTTACTCAGCAACAGCTAATACCATCGGAACAGGTATTGGTGCTGGAACAAGGATGTATGCAAACAGCACACAGAAACCAGCAGCCCCAGCAGCCTATGGAGACTATGTTACAGGTGGAAATCAAGGTATGGGTTTTGATTATATGGGAGGTAATAGGACATGAGCTTCTGGCGGAAAAGTACGGGTGAAGATTTTGATTACTTGAATCACGGCTCTTACGCAAAAACTAGTGACGCCACTGGCGGGATGACTGATGAACAGCGTACCGCAGGATCTGGCAGCTATAAACCTGACCCTATTGATTATAGTGATAGGGATTACAGTTCAGGTGATTCAACGCAAACTTCCAGTGATAGTATTGAGAGTGCTTCAGACAAAATGGCACGAATAACTCGTGATCAATGGGCAGATTACAAGCTAAGATTTCAGCCTTATGAAGATCGATTAGCCGCTGCATTTAAAAATGGTGGTCTGCTAGAAGGTGAGAGAGAGCGAATACCTACCGTTGTTGATCAGTCATTTAATTCAATGAAGGGTATGGCTGATAGAAGTTTGTCCCGCTACGGAATGCAGTCCACAGGCCTAGAAAATGAGGCAAGAGATAGGTCTATGGGTCTTAACAAGTCTTTGGCTACTGTTGATGCGTATAACACACTATACAAAACTGCAGATGAAAGACAAGACAAGCTAATGACGGGTGGACTGAGTGGTGTTACTGCGAAAGGAGGAGAGTCATGAGTTATGGACTAATGGGTGTAGGGCGTAACACAGCTAACGAAGCTAATGCTGGATTTTCTTCTGCCGCTCAGCTTGAAAATAATCGTGAGATGGGCAATAGGCAGCTAGCTTCAGCTAGGGATGCACAAAAAAAACAGACAATGGGTTCCTTAGCTGGCGCTGGATTACAGTACGGATTGACTAACGCTGGTGGTTTGGCTGTAGCTAACACAGTGGGAGCGGCTACTGGTGGATTGCTTGGTGCAGGAACAGCAGCAACAGCAGGAAGTTTAGCCACAGCTGGATCTGCAGCTGGGCCTTGGGGTGCTCTGATTGGCTTGGGTGTTGGCTTCTTGTTCGATAGTTTATTTTAAGGAAATAGAATCATGGCTTTATCAAATCAAGGTTTCGGATCTGGACTCACTCAAGGCTTTGAGATGATGGACAAATTCTACATGAACGAGGCAAAGAAAAAAAGCTACCTCGATGATGCGGCACGCGCTGACAGATCTATGGAGTTAAAGGAAGACGCTTTTAAAATAACTCAAGAAAATCAAGAGCTAGCACTCGCTGACAGAAAGAAATCTGATCTAAAAGAAGCTGCTGAAAAAGCAGCGTTTAGCATAAAATCAGCCTATGACTCTGGAAGAATGGCTGACCAAAAAGATCTGGATACCATGAAGGAATTTGGTTTTGATGTCCAACAGGCAGCTACCCCAGAGTTCACTGAGGCCGTTAACTATTTTCAAAGCGGCCTAATGAAAGTAGGAACCACTGAGTTTAACAAGTACATGAATGTTTTATTTAAAGGTGAGATAAACCGAGGCGTAGGTGATTTTGTCACAGTTAATGAAACCCCTGATACCTACAACAGGATGATGATTCCACAGGGCGGCATGCCAAATAAGCCTGAAACAATAAATGGAAAGATAACAGGCAAGAAGGTAATGCAAACCTATGCTTTACCTAATGGAATGATGGGTGCTGATTTATTGATCAGCTACCAAAGAGATGATGGAAGCATTGGTACCTATGAGGCTCCAATGACAAAGTTTAGATCAACAGTTGGAAAAGGTGATAACGAGGTAGGTCATCCGATGTCCTCTATCCTTGATAGTGGTTTTGGAAAGATTGCCCTATCCACCGCATTCGCTCCATATCGAGCACAAATAAACGCGATAAATGATAAACAAGGTTGGTCTTCTAAAATTTCTGAATCAGATAAAGGATTGGCTGGCATATATGTTCAACAGGCTAAAGACGCATCGGCCTTGGCTACCAAAGCTTTGGGAGATTCGTACACTCAGATCACTGCTGCTGGTATGAACATTGATGATTTGTTAAATCAGTTTAATGGTGATGTAAACGCGATTGCAGCTGCCACTAATGCTAAGGGGCTTACAGTAAATGAAGGTGCTATTTCTCAGTACTTGTCACTTATGAAGAAGTCTGAAGACCTTTACGCTAAGGCCAGTGCAATTTTCTCAAAGACTAGTGAAGATGCTGTTCAATCCTCTAATGACCTGATGAGACAAAGGGCTATGCCATCTGATCTAGGGTGGGGTCTTAGAAATCCTAAACAGCAAAATCAGATAGATATAGCAGCGGAGCTAGGTAAAGGTTCTACTTCTACTGCTAAAGTTAAAATTATAGATGAACCAATAGTCGAAGCGGATAATTCTTTTGACCAACCAGAGATGTCTCAGACAGTAAAAGATGAATTAGATAGTTTAATGAATCCTACGTCTGTTGCCACCAACGCTACCCCCGCAAGCACTAGTCTACTTGGCAACATTGCAAATCAGATAAGTAATTACTTAATGCCTAACCCTTCACCAACAGGGGGCCAGCTTAATAAAGATGTAGAAAGCATGATTGATATATTTGGTGACAGCACCGATAGGCTAGCTTTGCTCAAGCAGATATCGGCATCCAATCCAAAATTTGTCGCAAAGTTATCCACCACTCTTGACGATTATCGTAAGAGAGGCACCAGAGACAAAGACACAGAATCCCTTCTGTTTGAACTAGTAGCATTGGCTAAAACTATCTAACCTTATTTTTTAAAGGAATATATCCATGTATCTTTCTGACTACCTCAAAGACCCACAATACGCCAATGCAGATCCTGAAAAATTAGCTCGTTGGGAGTACGGGAATAACCCATCATTCCAGAAGGTAGATTTTGACACCTTCTATAATATGTTTGACGATACTGTTCAGCAAGATTACTCATCATCCCAGCAAGCATCCCCTAGTACAACGGGCAACGCTCCAGTCATCAGCGCCTCTCCTTCCTCAGATGGGGATAAGGGTGGGCTGTTTGACGACTTGGTAGATATGTCCCAATACGGCGCTCTTTCTACAATGGGTAGCATAGTCACAGGTGTTGATCAATTAGGAAAAGCTTTCGGTTTAAATACACCTGACTTAGGTATCGCTAAGAGTCTAAAGGCTACAGCTGAGGAGCAGCTAGGAGATCTCTCGGCAGAGAACTTATCCCACTATGTGAATACAGGATTTGATGAAGATGAAGATGGAAATCTTAAAGTAAAAGATGGCTCAAGTTGGCAAGGTGCTTTAATGCACATTGGTCAAGGCATTGGCTCAACAGCACCGACTTTACTTTTTGGTGGTGCTGCTGGAAAGGGTCTATCAATGGTTGGCCGTGGTGCTGCTGCAAAGCTTGGTAGTCAGGCCGCTAAAGCAAGAATTGCTACTGCCGCTCCAGTAGGGATGGGCTACAAGATGGCAGGCTATGGCGCAGTGGGAGGTCAGGCTATTGGTGGTGGCACAGCTGAGTCTATTCGACAAGACATGGAGAACATTCCCTTAGATACAATGGCTAAGTCATCTCCATTCAAAGTGGCTTACAACGTTATTAAAGAAAAGTCTGCTGAGGCTGGTGAAAACAAAACAGAAATGGAAATGGCCAGAGAAGCTAGAGCCATAATCATTGAAGAGGCTGTTGCGTCAGGTTATGGAACTGCAGCTATTATGGGTACAGTGAGTACTGGTTTGTTAAGTCCATTGCTAGAGAAAGCCTTAGTTGGCCGATTAGCCTCTAGATGGTACAACAATATAATCAGTGCTGGTGCAGTTGAAACAGTACAAGAAGGTATTGAATCTGGTGGTGAACAATACATCACAAACAAAAGTGTCCAAGAATTTGGAGATCCAGATAGAGATGAATACAAAGATGTAGCCCCAGCTATTGCAATGGGAGCAACCATTGGTGGTCTTACTGGTAGCACAATGGCTGCGGGTACTCTACCTTTAGCTAAGATGAGTGGTGTGGGTCAAAAAGATGCACCAACCCAAGAGCAATTAGATGCAGCAATTCAGCCTGTTGATAGCACTCAAGTGGATTCTAACGAAACACCAGCGACAGATGATGGCTCCGTAGATCTTACTGATCCAGCGCAAGCTGAGGCGTTAGGCCAAGACTCATCTGCACAACAGGTTGCTCCTGTAGATACAGCTGCAGTTCCTGATCCTGCTCAAGTGGCTGTAGGTGGAATGCCTGCTGGCCCAGATCCTGTATCCGTATTACCAGATGCCCCTGCACAACAAGGTGGATTTCAACAGGCCTTGGCTGAAGCAACAGCAGCTAACGGTGGGGTAGAACTTACCGATGCAGAAAAGCAGGTATATTTGGATGATGTTAGAACACGACAATCAACAATGGAAAATAATTCTATTGGTGGATCAAACAGTCTAGAAAACCCTGTGACTGTACCTACTGAGGTTCAGTACACAGATCAGATTATGGCAGATAGGGCTAGAGAACAAGCTATCTTTGATGCACAACGTGATGATCAGACGGCACAGCAAAGGGCAGCTCAAGCTAATCAGAACACACCGAACTATCCTGACGTTAACGAGTTTAACAACAACCAAGGTTTGGATGGGCTTAACCAAGAGCGGGTAAGGCGGGAGAGCGAAGGTGACACTGATGGTGCAACATTAGTCGCCATGCAGATAAAGTATCAGAAGGAACTTAACCAAGGTAACGGTGAGAATCCTGCTGCTGAAACTGTAGCCATGAATAATTATCAAAGGGTTACTCAGTCTTTATTAGCTCGTGACAAAGCAACAAAGAAGAGCGCTATTAAACCAATTAAACCTGCTATGAAGAAAGAAGTATGGCTTGGTTTAGAAGACGATGGCACTCCATCATTTGCTCCAATAACTGAGCGAATCATTAATGCAGAGATGTCCAATCCTAATTCGGATGCGCTTTTAAAAGTTGGTAAATTAGCCATAGCTGCTAGCGGCAATCAATCTCTTTTTGGCAAGCCCGTTACCGCTGGTTTACTCAACGCTTGGGTAACTAAACAGTACGCTGATTTGGGAATTGTTGAGAACAGTTTAGCAGACCCCACTGTAGGAGTTAATCAGAATGGCGCACCGGCGGAGCAGGCGATTGAGCCTGAGTCTATAGGGCCAGCTACATCGGACGAATCATTAGAGTCTGATCGTACATCCATAACTAATTATATATTGAAGAAGCAACGGGACAAGGATAAGAAAGCTGGCCCATTAAGTAGTGAGGCCTCTACAGCTATTGTTACATTGGCTGTGAACGATGCCCCTCAAGTAGAAAAGTTTGACAAGAGGGATCGCAGACAGATGATTGATATGAGAGTCGCATCTGTCGAAGCGAGTTACGGTATCAACGGAGCTAATGCTTACCTGTCTACTTTAATGTCAGAGATCAATCCTACTGACGAAACAGCTTCACCTAGTCCTGAAAAACTCTATCTAGAATACAAAGAGAACTTATCGGGAAGACTCTTCGCTAAAAGTTACAAGCAGTGGCTTAGAGAAGACTATATTTCTGACGAAGTGACTCCTGAAGAAGTGGACGCTGCTGTAGAAGAAGCAGTTGTTGAAGAGGCTGTTGTTGAAGAGGCCGTTATTCCTGAAGCAGCCGTGGATACTGTCCCTGCTGCCAAGCCGAAAGCTACTAAGAAGGTAGCTAAGAAAGTAGCTAAGAAAGTACCTAAGAAAGTAGATGAAGCCCCCTCTAAGAAAGTAGATGAAAAGGTTGAAGCCAAATCTGAGGATAAAGGTAACGCACCTAAAGGTAAAAAAAGTCCCGAAAAGACAGCGGCTAAAACAAAAGCAGAGGTAACTAAAAAGAAAGCTGGTAAACAAACAGCCACTACCCCACCCACAGCCACTGTTGCTAGCATGGGAACCACTGATACAAAGACTGATGCAGAAGCAAGACTAGCCGCTATGACCAAGGATGATTTAAATGGCCTAGCTTTACCAGAAATTAATCAGTTGATCATGGACTTAAACTCAGGCGTACCATTCGTGGATACATTTGATGGCAATATTAAATATTCACTTGCAGGCCCGAAGGTTCCTCTTGGAGAAAAGAATAATAAGCTGAATGCTCTGGCTGAACGTCAGGCCAATTTAATAGGCGTTCCTGTCGCAGCCCCTGTGGACTCAGAAGTAGAGGTTGATCAAGCTGAAAGTAACACCACCAAAAAAGATGCTGCCTTAGCTAAGGTTAAATCAAATGCTAAGGCCGCAGTAGATAAGGCTGTGGCTCAGCATACTGAAGAAGAAATAAAACTCAGGAAGATGAGTGAGGAAGATATTGGTGCTTTGAAAGCTCCAGCAATTAAAGCGGTCATAACTGCCCTCGATGCCCAAGTCACGGGATTAGAAGGTGAGAATGAAACTGCTGGCTTAGTGGATGTAAATAGAACTAAGACGGGGAAACCTAACGGCAGTGCTGTTGATTTAAGACTGGCCCTCATGAATCACCAAGGTAAAGTTAATGATTCAATTGAGGCCGCTGCAAAAAAGCCCTCAGCGGAGGTTGAGAAATCAGCTTCCGCTACTGACACTGCGGAAGTAACTAATGATGAGCAAACAAAAGAAACGAAATCTAAG